TAGTAGTAGACTCCGCACGAAGAAGCAAAAAAGTAGATAAAGGAAAATAAGAATGGAAGTGTTGGTCAGCTTCTTCGTCGTTGTCTACCTGCAGGTTGTGACTTCAGCACCAAAAAGCCTTCATGAAATGAAAGTGGAATGTCCTCATACAGTGGGTTTAGGGCAAGGATATGTCACAGGGCAAGTGGAATTGAGCTATGTGCCGTTGACTGATGTTCCGAACATGCTGATTGAGAGTTCATGCAATTTTGACTTACATGTTGCAGCTGGTGCTGTACAAAAATTTACAGAGGTGTCATGGGCGAAGAAAAGTAGCACTACAGCCACAACAAATGCTGGTGAAAGTACATTTGAAGCTACATCAAAGGAAGTAAGTATAAAAGGGACATGTCTGATCACTGCTGATATATTTGACACAGTATATAGATCTAGGAAAACAGTTTTATGCTATGATCTTTCATGCAACCAGACACACTGTCAGCCAACCCTTCACTTAATAGCACCTATCTTTACATGCATGTCAATAAGAACTTGTATGGTAAGTATACTTTCTAGTCGGGTCCAAGTCACATATGAAAAAACATACTGTGTGACAGGACAGCTAGTGGAAGGGGTTTGTTTTATCCCTATGAATGGAGTAGGTTACACTCAGCCAATTCATGCATATGACATTGTGACATTGCCTGTAACTTGCTTTCTAGTTCCAAAGAAGGCAGAACAGCTCAAGATTGTGACTGAACTAGAGAAGCTGGCTGGTAAGACAGGATGTGCTGAAAATTCTTTCCAAGGGTTGTATGTCTGTTTCATAGGAAAGCATTCGGAACCTATCCATGTCCCAATTTCAAGCGACCTACGGTCAAGCACCATAATGTCACGGATGGCTATGCATCCTAGGGGTGAGGACCATGATACAGACAAGACAGGTCAAGGTGTATTGAGGATTGCTGGACCAGTTAAAGCAAAAGTCCCTCACACAGAATCCTCTGATACTATGTCTGGGATTGGATTTTCTGGTGTCCCCATGTACAGCTCACTCTCTACCTTGGTTAAAGACAGTGACCCCAAATACATTTTTAGTCCTGGTGTTATCCCTGATTCAAATCATTCAAGTTGTGAGAAAAAGACATTACCAATTACATGGACTGGCTTTCTTCCTGTAGCAGGAAAATCTGAGAAAATCACAGGCTGCAATGTATTTTGTACCTTAGCTGGACCTGGGGCAATGTGTGAAGCATATTCAGAGAATGGGATTTTTAATATCAGCTCCCCTACATGTCTAGTAAATAAAGTACAGAAATTCAAGGGCTCAGAACAGAGGGTTAGTTTTGTCTGTCAACGGATTGATAATGATGTTGTTGTATACTGTAATGGCCAGAAGAAAGTGATATTAACAAAGACACTTGTTATAGGCCAATGCATCTACACATTCACAAGCCTCTTCTCATTATTACCAGGGGTAGCCCATTCTTTAGCAGTAGAACTTTGTGTACCAGGCCTACATGGATGGGCTACTATAGCTCTCTTAATAACATTCTGTTTTGGGTGGCTGATTATTCCTGCAGTGACACTCCTCATTCTTAAGACCTTAAAAGTTGTAACCTATTCTTGTTCTCATTACTCCACAGAGTCAAAATTCAAAGTGCTGTTAGAAAAGGTGAAGGTTGAGTACCAGAGGACCATGGGTTCAATGGTGTGTGACATTTGTCACCATGATTGTGAGACTGCCAAGGAACTTGAGACACACAAAAAGAGCTGCCCAGAGGGTCAGTGCCCATATTGCATGACTTTAACTGAGGCAACACAGAGTGCCCTTCAAGCACACTACACCATTTGTAAATTAACAGACAGGTTTCAGGATGCACTAAAAAAATCATTAAAGAGACCAGAGGTCAAAAGGGGCTGTTATAGAACATTAGGGGTATTCAGATACAAGAGCAGGTGTTATGTAGGACTGGTTTGGGGTTTACTTCTTACTGTTGAACTTGTGATCTGGGCTGCAAGTGCAGAGACTCCTGTTATGGAGCCTGGATGGACTGATACAGCACACGGGGTTGGTATGGTGCCTATGAAGACAGATCTTGAACTAGACTTTTCACTACCATCATCTTCATCTTACAGTTACAGGCGTGTTTTAATCAACCCTGCAAATCAAGAAGAGAAGATCCCTTTTCATTTCCAATTAGAAAAGCAAGTGATACATGCTGAGATACAAGTCTTGGGTCACTGGATGGATGCAACGTTCAATATAAAGACAGCATTCCATTGTTATGGAGAATGCAAAAAATATGCTTATCCATGGCAGACAGCAAAATGCTTCTTTGAAAAGGATTATCAGTATGAAAACAATTGGGGTTGTAACCCAGGTGACTGCCCAGGAGTTGGAACAGGCTGTACAGCTTGTGGAATATACTTGGACAAGCTAAAGCCAGTTGGGAGAGCCTTTAAGATAGTATCCTTGCGTTATACACGTAAAGTGTGTGTTCAACTTGGGGTTGAACAAACATGTAAACACATTGACATAAATGATTGCTTAGTAACACCCTCTGTTAAAGTGTGTATGATTGGAACAATCTCAAAATTACAACCAGGAGACACATTGCTCTTTTTAGGACCACTTGAGCAAGGTGGAATAATCGTGAAACAGTGGTGTACTACAACATGTACCTTTGGTGATCCAGGTGACATCATGTCCACTAACAAAGGTGTCTCATGTCCGGAACATTCAGGCTCATTTCGAAAAATCTGTCATTTTGCAACTACACCAGTATGTGAGTATCAAGGAAACACAGTATCAGGCTATAAAAGATTGATGGCAACTAAAGATTCATTTCAATCGTTCAATGTATCTGAAGTTCATGTCACATCTAGCCAACTTGAATGGATTGATCCAGATAGTGCAATTAAGGATCACTTAAATGTCGTTGTTAACCGGGACCTATCCTTTCAAGATCTAAGTGATAACCCCTGCAAGGTTGACATGCATACTCAAGCTGTAGAGGGTGCTTGGGGTTCTGGTGTAGGTTTTACACTGACATGTTCTGTGGGCTTAACTGAATGTCCAAGCTTTATGACATCACTGAAGGCATGTGATTCTGCTATGTGTTATGGGGCAACAGTAGTTAATTTAGTGAGAGGTTCAAATACCGTAAAGATTGTTGGGAAAGGAGGGCACTCTGGATCACTGTTCAAATGTTGTCATAACAAAGATTGTTCAGATATAGGACTAGCAGCTTCTGCACCTCACCTAGAGAGGGTGACTGGCTTCAATCAAATAGACTCAGATAAAGTTTATGATGATGGTGCACCCCCATGCACAATAACATGCTGGTTCACTAAATCAGGTGAGTGGCTCCTTGGTATATTGAAGGGGAATTGGGTTGTTGTTGCAGTGCTTGTGGTGATTTTAATGCTTTCTATCTTTTTGTTCAGTTTCTTTTGCCCTGTGAGAAACAGAAAGAAGCAAGTTTAAGCCTTTTCTACTGGATTCTGTACTCGACACCCATACACAAATATCATGTAAAAGTATTCTCTTGTATTAACTCATTTTATTTTTTCATGTATTACTTTCATATTTTTATATTGTATAACATAACAATGAAAAAAAACAACGACTTCACTAATAAACAATTTCATGATTTTAACCCAAGGCTTTTGTTCTTGCGGAGCATACTACTA